GTCTCGCCGTGGGTGTAACTGGGCAGACTGGTGGTTTCGTCCGCGAAGCGCCGGAACATTTCGATGATCGCGCTGATCGCATTCGCGTTCGATGTCGGCTGGTGGAAGCGCACCATCGGCGCTTGCGGGTCGCCGCCCTCACGCAGGAACACGCGCCACGGATACAGTTCATCCGGGCGCTCGCCAGCCGCGAGCATGTCGGTATTGATTTCCACCATCGGGCCGGACGAAATCGCGGCGTTGTCGATGAAGATGCGAACAGCCGCGTTCATCGTGGTCTGGCTGTCGCGCATCATGGTGGGGATGCCAGTCCCCCAAAACTGATGCGGCAGCTTCTCGTAGGGGAAGAACTTGTAGGGGGTGCAGCCGTCAAAGACGGGCGACAGGATTGCGCGGATCACCTTGCCCGCACAGATCCAGATGCTCGCGTCATACTCGTCTGCCAGATCCGCATCCGGGCCAAGGTCAACGCCACAATCGAGCAAGTCCTGACCGTTGATGCTGCCCCAGTATTCGAGGACTTCGAAGCGGTTGGTGCGGCCCACGGACACGTCGATGCCAGCAATCGCCCGGCGATCGCGGTCGTGCTGATCCTCAACATAGTTCCCGCGCGGGGTATATTCGAGGATCGCCATGATTTCCTGACGGTTGAAACCTTCCGCCCGGCGAAGGTCAGCAAATTGGCGACGGGTAAGGATGTGACGGCGAAACATGCCGTGCATGTCAGTATGATCCGTCGCGTAAGGATCGGGATACAGATCAAAGATCGACACACTCTCCATTTCGGGGATGATCTTCTCGACCGGGACAGGCTTGAACACGTCCCCGCGCGGCCCCTTGCGGCGCGTCCAGCGGCGCTCGCTGGCGATCTTGACGGTGCCACTCTTGATCGCGCCAGTGCCGAACATGGCGCACTCAAGGATCGCCTCCTTCAGCTTTTGCTCGACGCGCTGCTCGACAATCTGATCGCGGATCTTGAGCGTCATCCGCTCGGCGCGGACGCTCGCCGTGTCCTTCACCATCTTGCGGATTTCGTCCGAGAGTTCTTCTTCGCGCTCGGCCACCAAGTCCTGCGCCTGCGTGGGCGCGAGGCCGGAGACGGCTGCGACTTCTTGCGCGGCGCGCTGCGTCAGGATCGCCATTTCCTCCTCGGTCAGTTCGGGGAGGGGGGTCGGCTCGATCGACCAGAAATCTTGGCCCGGCTGGAACAGCAGATCGACAATGCGCGAATATGCCGCCATCACCTTGGTTCGGGTCAGGCCGACAAACACGCGCGATCGAGAGCCGTTTTCCTCAAGCTTGGCGAGGGTGGTTGGGTCATACTTACCCATGAATTGCCGGAAGCTTTCCAGCCATTCATCCTCATGGTCGCGGCGCGCGTCCTTGTATTCGATGAACATGCGCTGCAACCGACCGCCGAGCGAAGCTTCCGCAGCCTCGTCGAGTTCGCCTTCGGCAGTGTCCTGAGTGCCGACAAGTCCGCGCGGCTCCCTCTCGGTGTCCTGCGCGGGAATGCCCGGCTCACTCTCGTATTCCTGTGTGGCTTCGATCGGCTGAAGCATCAGTATCCAGTCACGCTACATGCAGGCGTATTGGCCCGACTTGCACCAAGGTATCGCTTGTTCCTCGGCATAGAGTTTAGACCAAAAAGCGCGATCGCCCAAGACATAACCCGGTCGTCTTTGCAGCCTTCCTTGGCGTTGGTCACACCCTTGTCGTCCACCAGATAGGTTCGCAACTCACCGATATATTCCTTGTCGGCAAGCCCACTTTCCTCCTGCCGGAGCAGGTTCCGCATGTTGTCGATGATCAGCGGTTTCGTCTTGCTGGTGGTCAGAAAGCCGACGCGCCGGGTGAGGCGATCGGCGTAACTTTCATCGACAGTCTGCTCTTGGTAGAGGTTCGGATACCCCTTTTCCTGAAGGCGGCGGATGGTCGCGAGGCCGTGATTGTTCCGCTCGACCACAAGGAACGCGCGGTTGAACATCTGCCCCAAGTGCGCCAGCACATCCCCGAAATCAACCGGGTCGATATGGCCGTGCCAACTGGCGACCTGATTGCCCATGCTGTCGAGAACGGTGGCGCACGAATAGTCGCCGTGCGACAGCCCTTCAGCCACGTCCGCGCCGATGCAATAGCGCTCGTCAGGGCGGATCGGCTGGAATTGCTTGAACGGGCCGTCATCGGACGCATTGCGGTGGCCGCTGTGCTTGTCGATCCACCCCCGGTAGATCGGAGAGTAGCATTCCAGTTCCGCCGATCGGAGATAGCGTTCCTCGACAAAGCAGTGGCCGCTGAAGCGGAATGCCTCGTCAATGGTCGAGGGATATTCCTGACAGAACAGTTCGGGCGCACCCAGTTCGTCGATCTTGCGGCGGCGGAACTCAAGCTGCTGCGGGGTCAGCTTGAAGATCTGCGCCAGCTTTTCCTCGTCCTTGGTCGGCTCCCAGTAGCGATGCACTGGCTCCTGATATTCGGGCATCCAGAACCAAGGGATGAAGATCGTCATCCACTGACCTTCGCCGCGCTGCGATTTCATCACCTGATCATAGAACCAGCCGCCCGCGCCGTTGGCGGTGCTTTCCACAATCACTTCGCTGTCCTGCTTCGGCACCGACTGAAGCAGCCCGGCGATGATGTCCGCTGCCTGCGGGTAGAAGGCTGCTTCGGAGCAATGGACGTAGTGGTTGGTCTGGCCGCGCCCAACCTGCGTCGATCGCGCCGTCCCGACGCGGTAGGCGCTGTTCAGGCGCTCGAATAGCAGGCTGGTGGCCGTCGCGCTCTTGAGTTCCGGCTGGAAAGCCGGGTGCGGCACGTTGTCGTAGAAGAAGGGCACCATCTTGAAGATCGAGGCGGTCGATTCCGCAAGGTGCGCCAGCACGAAGGCGTTGGCGTTGTAGCGCCCCGTCACCTTCTGGAAGAAGCGGCCCTCGGTGTAGGTGGACATCCCCACCTGCCGGGCCTTGATCATCAGCGCGCGCACACGCCCCTGCTGCGCGTTCTGCTTCTCGATCATCTTGTGGGCGAGCATCTGCCCCCGGTTCATCACGAACGGGACGACCTCGGACTCCTTGTTGATGATGCGGAGGACGTTCTTCGCGTAGAGCGGGAACGATGCCTTGAACTTGCGCGCCAGTTCCGCAAGGTGCGCGTCAGACACGCCGCACCCCCGCAAGGAATCGAACCTTGCTCCCCAGTTTTGGAGACTGGTGCATCGCCACTGAATGCTTCGGGGATAGGCGGCTAGTCACAGGCTTCGACGACAGCCTCAAGTTCACCGATGTAGCCGTCCTTCAGCTTCTCGCGCGACAGGAGAACCTTCACGCGATCGAACAGCTCGTCTTGCGCGCTCGCGCCGGGGCGGGCGACATAGGACGGGTAATCGGGCCGGATAGGCTTCTCCGTCACGCAGGGGACGGGGATCGGGATATGCACCACAGGGCGCTCACCACCGCAGGCGGCGAGGGGAAGGGCGAGAAGGGCGATCAGAGCGCGCCTCATGCCGCAGTCTCCAATTCAAGCTGATCCTCGTTGTAGATGTGCAGCGCCCCGGAGACTTCCGGGACGGTGCATTCCACGACCACGCGGACATCGCCCTTCAGGTTGGTGAAAACAGCAACAACAACGCCCGGCCAAGCGTATCCCTTGACCTTGCGAACCTTGTCGCCAACGATGAACCGTGAGCGCAGCATCAGTTGGCACCCCATCCTTGCAAAACGCACTTCCCGCCACCGCAGGCGGCGCGGTAGCGGGTGATGCCGTTCAGTTCGAACAGGCCGTTCGCAATCTCGTCGAACTGCTTCTGGCGCAGTTCCGGCTGGCCCGGATCATCGAACTCGACAGAAAGATCCGGCTCCCGGTTGATCGGGACTTCGATGCCGCCCTTGGTGCGGTGCAGGGCGAAAGGCTCACTCAGCAAAGTTCGCCTCCATCCAGACAGCATCCTTGGGCAGGCCGACAGCATCCTTCAGGACGCTCTCGGAAATGCTCTCGATCGGCACCCCGGCGTTCAGAAGCGCGGTCTTGAAGCCCGAATAGTCCCGCCACAGCTTCTTCAGTTCCGCATCGGTCAGGCCACCATTCCGGCGCACCTTGTCGCGCTGGCTGATCCGGCCAATCTTCTCGAAAACGCTCACCGCTTCACCCACCTTTCATGGACATACATGCTCGACGTGATCGCCAGCGATCCGGCCAGCCCGTAGGTCAGAACTTCCGACCAGTCGGCGGCGATCGCCAACTGCTGCCAGAGGGTCACGTTGCCGATCGCGATGAAAAAGCTTGTAATCGCGGCCCACCCGTAGTTGCCGTGATTGACATTGCGCGACTGGAAGCCAGCCGCGAACACCGACAGGAAGCCCACCACGAAGATCAGCAGGTGGCCCATCACATGTTGCTCCGCATCAGATCGAGAGCCGCAAGGCAGACATCCGCGCCGGGCGCGGGTTGCGCCAGCATGATCTGATCGGCCTTTTCCCGGATGACGATCGTGTCGGCCTTCGCCTTGTCGAGCGCAGCGGTGGCGACCTTCTGCGACATGTCGGACATGTCCTTCCAGAAGCCGATCGCTTGGCTCTGCAACTCGACATCCGCCTTCAGTTCGGCCTTTTCCTTGCCGCAGGCGGCGAGGTCAGCCTTCAGCGTCAGCCCTTCGACGAACAGGAAGGCCGCGCCAGCGGTCGCGACAATTGCCCATCCGCCAAAAATTTTCGCGGCAAGAGGCGAAACCAGCTTGTCGATCATCCTTGCCCCGTCTCGAATTTCTGGCGGGCGTAGATCCAGCCCGCCGACCCGGCTGCAAGGGCAGTCCAGCCAGCACCCCATTCGGTGAAGTTGATCGGATGCCCTTGGTAGATGTGGTAGATGGTCGCTGCCAGATAGGTCAGAACTGCCAACAGGGACGACACGCGGCTGATGTCCAGATGCGCGTTGTCCCTGTTGTAGAGAAGATCCTTCAGCAGCTTCACGGCAGCTTACTTGCCCTTCTTCTTGCCGCCCTTCTTGTCGGCCATCTTCTTGTCGGCCATCTTGCCGTCCATCTTGCCCTTGCCGTCCTTGTGAGCGCCGCCCTTCATCTTGCCGTAACCCATATTCACACCCCCATTGTCAGCTTCAGGGCTGCGCGCGGCTGGAAGTCAGCCAACTCGATCCCGAAGTCTCTTGCGTAAGATTTGACGGTCGAAGCCTCGCGTCCAACAATCCGCGCAGCGCCATCGACCGTCTCGCCGTTCAGCGACAGATGACGCAAAACGAGGGCCACCCGCACACGATGCGGAGTGACCCCCAATTCCAGCGCCATCTGGTCAACCGTCACCGACGCAGGCCCGCGATCAGATCGAGGAATTCCTGACGCATGAACGCGCAGAAGCCCTTGCCTTCCTCGAACATGGCCGAGCAGGCCGAAGCCACACCAGAGACGAGAACGACCGGGATCACGAAGATCAGGCCGAACACCAGCCAGCCGAGACGTTCCAGACGGTAGAGCAGATTTTCCATTTCACCCTCGCAGTTCAAAGTGGACAAGATCACTCTCGCCACGCTCGCGCTTGCCGTCGCCATCCCAGTCGCCACCCCAACGAAGGGAAACCCCTTCCTCGCGAGCAGCTTCCAGCACGACCTTTGCCATCGCCTCGAACGCCTTCAGGTCGTTCCAATTCAGCGGGTGGGGAGCAATATCGACCGCGTGACCGAACCCAGTCTGCGGATTGACGAAGTGGTTCGAGCGAAGCGTCCACGTCACGATCTTGCCCGGCTTGGTGCGGCCCTGCGCGTAGAGTTCGCGCTGGCGCTCCGGGGTGCGGACACCCTCGATCACCGAGAAATCGAATTTCTGGATCGCCCGTCGCAGCACACGAACAAGATCAGGATGAACCCCCTGCATGTTCCGCTCCGATCGCGCACCAAACTTGAACATCGAAACCTCCGAAAAGGGGCAGGGGCCGAAGCCCCCGCCCACAGTCCCCCACTCACCCCAAGGGCAGGAACGGGGCGGGCTAAACTGAACCCACCCCGGAGCCGGGCGAAATGATGAAACTCCCGGCTCTGACGCCCCACGTCCCCATTTTGTGCCTGCCAACGGATCTTGCAAGAGGCTGCGAAAAAAATTTCTCAGCAATCCCAAGTGGTTATGACAAATAATGCCGTGTCATACCACCTGGGCGATCAACCACCCCGGTTCACTTTCAACCAGTTTCGGGGCCGGGCCGATTTACGAAAAATTTGATCTGGAATTTTGGGGAGGGGGCTACTCTCACATCGACCGCCCCCCTCTG